TCATATTCGTGCATGGTGAGCTGCTCGAAACCGAGATGGCTTACCGTACTAAACAAGGTCAGCAGGCAATCAGCCTGGAGCCTGAGCGGATGAGCTTCTGTTCCGAGGTACGGGATTGCCTGTTTATCACTTCATATAAGAGGGTAGGGGGGCATAATGATATCCTATGACGATTTCTTAAACAACATAGACAAGGAAGCATACAACCGGGAAGCTGAGAAGATCATCGCATTGGTCAAAGCCGGACATAAGTTCGAGTTCATCAAGAAAGCAGAAAAGCCCAAGAAATATGTCCGAACGGATAAGAAAGTGGCAAAACTTGAACTGCTGCCTGAAATTGAACATCTGCCGGAACCAAATCTTCCCACTCCTATATATACGGATGAGGAAACAAGCATTAACCTTGAGCCGGAATCGAAGGAACTGCTCAGTTGTATGGGTGAGGCTCAATTGTATGCCCAGTTCTGCGAAACGGTATTGGAAAGGCTCGAAGAGAGCGAAGCCAGACTCGATACTTGGAATACAATCGCAGTTGAATACAACAGTGGCAATCTGGTGCCTGAGCTATACAAGATGAAGGGCAATCGCACAGAGCGGTCCTTGCGTAAGTGGATTGACCTGTACTTAGAGACCAACCGCAACATGTTCTCTCTGATCCACAAAAGCAGAAGCCAGAACAAGGGCCGTAAAGTAACCTATCTGGAACAACACTTCCTCTTGAAGATGCTGCTTACCCCTCAGAAGGTGAAGATATACACTGCAGTGACCACTCTTAAAGCCTACGCACGCATGGGAGCCTTGGAATCACCCAGTTCAATCCCAACCATGGTTCGCTGGTGCAATGATTGGGAAAAGAACAATAAAGCGGTCTGGACTCAAGCAAGATTAGGTAGTAAAGCAGTGGCAGAGGACATCGTTAAAACCATCCATAGAGACAATAGCCTACTTAACGTGGGAGATGTCTGGGTGGCAGATGGACATACCCTCGCTTTTGATATTATCAATCCCAAGACCGGGAAAGCCCAACGCATGACCATGATCATGGTAATGGACTGGGCATCGAGATATCCGGTGGGAGCTTCGCTTGCCTTCACTGAAGACAGCCAACATATCCAACTCGCTTTCCGTAACGGGTTCCTCAACTGGGGTGCCCTGCCCAAGTATGTTTATCTCGATAATGGCAAAGCCTTCCGGTCAAAGCTATTCAATGAGAAGTGGCAGGAACATGACCTCTCAAGCGATCTGGCAGGTATCTTCCCACGATTGGGGATACAGGTGGCCTTCGCTGAGAGCTACAATGCCAAAGCCAAGATCATCGAGAGGTTCTTCAAGACCTTCCAGGAGCAGTTTGAAAGGTTCATCAGCACCTTTAGAGGAGCATCAATAGCCGATAAACCTGCTACCCTGATGCGTAACGAAAAGTGGGCAAGGAAGATGTATGAAGGCAACCCACCCACCATCCAGGAAGCCATGCAGATGATCGGGTTCTATGTCAGATACATGTATGGAGAGAATCCACATGGCGGTTTAAACGGCAGGAAGCCTTTCGAGGTATTCAGTAGTGCGATAATACCGGAAGACCGAAAGATCGAAACCAACAAGCTCAACTTCCTGATGATGTCCGCTGTTCGTAAGACGCTTCGTAATAACGGGATCATGCTCAATAAGCTAACCTACTGGGATACGGCTCTGATGGAGCATATAGGCAAAGAAGTGGTAATCAGATATGACCTGTCAGACCTAAGATGGATCGCAGTCTATGACCTGCAAGACAACTTCCTCTGCCAGGCTGAGGTCCGCAGGGCTCAAGACCCCTTCATCCATCTGAGTATGGATAATCCCATCTCCCACGCTGAGTTCACTAAAGAGTACAAAGCCATCAAACGGCACCAGCGGCAGATCGCCACCCGCACCAAGATGGTGGTCAAGAACTCGCAAGATGTGGTGCACCGCCTACTCAAGCCCCTGCCTGCCTTGGAAAGCAATCCCACCTTCGAACAGGCACCCATCCTAACCCAGCCTAAGCGGGAAACGGAAGACCTGATGCAGAAGCTTGAACAGCAGGTGATTAAACAGATTCCCATCCAAACTGAAGAGCCAAAACATGTAGATATCCCCACCCTTATAGATGGCGAGATCAAACCCAAACAGAAGAGTTTCGATGAGATGCTCAAGTTCATCGGAATCAAGTAGGAGGAATCATGAAACAGAATAAGCTCGTAAAGATAAGCAATGTAGTGGAAGCCGACCAGTGCATCCAATACCTGTTACGCAGACCCAAGATGGAGATGGTGGGACTGGGACTGATCTATGGACGCCCCGGACTTGGTAAGACCACTTATGCCCAACGCATCGCCTTCCAGAGGAACTATGTTTACCTCAGGCTGGAATCGATGACCACTCCCAAGGCATTCTCCACCATGCTATTGACCGCACTATACCGCAAGTTTGACCTCGGCAACTTCATACCTACCGGGTCGACCAACAACCTCTTCAAACTCGGCATGCAGATACTCGATGAGCATCCTGATACGGTGATCATCATCGATGAGATAGACTATGCCTTCAAGCTCGATAAAATACTTGGTGCAATCCGGGACATCGTGGACGAGACCCTGACCATTATCATCCTGGTTGGTATGCAGAATGCCAAAGACCGGCTCTCGCAGATTAGTGAATACTACTTCGACCGCTGTAATGCCTTCCATGAGTTCAAACCACCCACCAAACTCGATTTAAGGCTCTTAGCCGATGAGATCATGGATATCCCGGTGGAAACTTTCATTATCGACCGCATCTTTGAACATGCCAAAGGCAGCTTAAGAAGAGCTATCAAGATTATGCACGGAATAGAGACTGGAGAGTTTGACTTGTCCAATGGGACTGTTCCCGAACAGCTGCTTGAGGAAGCCCTATGACCACTAAAGACTTGGCATTAAACTTTGTGAGCCAGTTCAACAAGCCCTTTGATCTGGGAACGATATCTTCGCTGATCGGTCGTTCTCCAAGGTCTGTGAAGCCTGTGCTTGATGAACTGCTCACAGCCAAGCAGATCAGACTGGTCGATCCGGAGCAGGGAATCTATGTTCGAGATAACCGCTATCTTACCAGTGTCTGCTACCACCAGAAAGGCAACTGGCAATTCAAACCCGAGGCAGCGTCTGCTCTTCTTGATCATATCGAAAAAGGCAATTACACTTCTGTCAGAGGAGTTGCGAAAGACTTTCCCCGTAGTCGGCAGTGGGTATTCGTCTATATGGAAGCTTTGGCTTCTATGGGAATCCTGGACTATGATGAATGCTATGTGGTTAAAACCAGAGATAACCTCAAGGATATCGGAAAAGTGGTCAAGAAAGGTGCTCTCAATGATCTGGGATACCGGTCAAACCAAAGACCGAGAACCTATAAGCCATTGCCAGGAGAAGATGAGGAGACTCATCTCAGAAGGTTAGCTGAAGCTCGTATAAGAATAGCTGCATTCGAAAAAAGTAAACTGAAAATCTAAGGACATACAGGAGCATTCTATGGAACAGGAACTACGGGAAAAACAACTACGTCAGCAAATTCATGCGATCAGGGTCAAGAAGTTTCACTGGCCCCTGGATGGCTTCAAGTTCATCATGAACGGTCTCGGCTTCGGAGAATCGCTTTCTGCACTGCACGATCAAGTACCGCAAGCATGGCAGACCATTGGAATTCAATTACGATAAACAAGGCAAATACATGCATGCACTGATGAAGTCAGCAGGATGGAAAGAGTCTGATCTGCGTGCTTTCATGATCATCCACTATAAAAAGAGTCACTGGAACCTGCTCGATCCCAAAGAGCGCAGAGCGATCATCACTATGCTCCAGAAATATGCCACGAAACAGGCAAATCAGCAATCTAATCAAAGCAATACAGTAGATCCTAAGGAGGATTCAAATGAGTAGAAAGTCTACCAAAACAGTCAAGGAACGCACCCTCACAGATGCACAGGGACGGGAGATATCCGTTAAGGTGCTCAATCAAGACATCGTAGAACGGGAAGCTGCCATCAACAAAGCAATGGAAAGTGCTCTCAAACTCCAAGACCATATCATCATTAACAAACAGAAGATCATCGGCATAGTCGAGGACTACTTAAGCGAAGCAGCCAGGCGCAATGGACTCGAGTGGAAGGGCAATGCACTGCTGATTAGCTTCAATGAGAAGTATCGCATCGAAATCCGTTACCGGGAGAAGATTCAATTCGGCATAGAACTGCAGCTTGCCAAGCAGAAGATAGACGAGTGCATCAAAGCATGGTCAGTCGACTCCAATGACAATCTCAAAGCCATCATCGGTGAAGCGTTCCAGGTGGATAAACGGGGTCAGTTGGCCCGTTACCGTATCTTCGCCCTGCGCCGCTACAAGATTAAAGACCCGACATGGAAGGAAGCAATGGAACTGATCGACAAAGCCATCATGGTAACCTCGACCAAGCAGTACATCTCTTTTGCTGTCAGAGATGATGCCGGGGACTACCACAAGGTCGTGTTAAACTTCAGTACCCTGTAATTCTGTCGCATCCTTAGGCAGCAGTTTTTGACCGATAACAGGGGGCTACAGATGATGACCGCAGTAATGACACAAGAATACGAGGTAAACGTGGATAGTTTCAATGACAGATACTACAGACCGGACGAGATAGCCGACATGTTGAATGTCGACAGATCGACTGTCTATCGTATGATCAAGGATATTGCTGATCCTCTTCCCGCTTACCGCATCAATGACAAAGGACCCCTCAGGGTTCATGGCAAAGACATCAATAAGTATCTGGAAAGTCATAAGGTAAGACCTGAGTATGAGTAATGCAATAGAGTTCCGTATCAAGCGGGACAACTGCAAAGATGCTTATCTGAACGGCAAGACCGATCCACTCGAGCTGGCGGTGATCTTCGGTGTATCCGACATCACCGTCCGCAAGTGGATCAAGAGTGGCAAATGGGATGAGCTGTTCAAAGAAGAGCGTAAGCTTGATCATGAGATCAGCATAGCCCGCAAGAGGGCTCTCATCCAGGCACTTCGTGAGTATGCTAAGAATCCTGCAGATACTGCATTACAGAGCCTTGTAAACTTAATCAAACAGAACCAGAAGGACAGTGAGCCTTCCAAGGAACTGAATGATTATATCGTGCGCTTCCTGGATCAAGTGACCGACTTTATGATTGAGAAAGGACATGAGACAATGCTCAAACAGTTTCAAAGCATCGTCATTGACCTTGCCGAGTACTTAAGAGTTAGAAATGGATAAATATACAACCACGGACATGGTTACCTCCAAGCCTACAGACCAAACCTCCATACCTACCCTCCAAACACATCCCGGCCAAGCGGAGCCGTTGCCTCCGGCTCCGCACTTTCATGATTACCCTCCTGAACCTCTGGGTCCCCGATTCACAGCTTGCTGGAGGTTGGGGTGAGTCCCGGTTATGTCTAAGAAGTTCATTCAGCGGCATAACAAGGCATTGGCGGAGATCGCATCTAAGACGATCTCCGTCTTGCCTTTTATAGATGATAATCCTGAAGCTAAAGCTGAGAGAATCAGGAGAACAACAGAAACGGGCTGGGATGCCTTCTCGTTCTTCTGCCATACCTACTTCCCACATATCTTCCCACTACCTTTTTGCCCAGCACATGAGACTATGTTCGATGAATCTGATAAGGGCTCAGGCATCATCGGAATCACAGGTTTTCGTGCGCTGGGCAAAACGGTACTTATGGGAGTAGTCTATCCTATCTGGAAGATCATCAAAGGTGAACGCTATGTGATCCATACAGCCGCAGACGTAGATCTGGCACAGGAGCGCACAGCCTTTACCTTGCATGAGTTGCAGAACAACAAGCGGCTCACTATGGATTATCCTGAGCTGCAGCCTGTGGATGCCTTTGATCTGGACTTCTATCTCAAGAACAAGGCAAGAATACGAGCCAGAAGTATCAAGCAATCTCATAGAGGGACTATCAATCCCAAGACTGCCAAACGTCCCGGACTGATCGTCTGTGATGATATCGATAAAGAAGAGAACATGGGTAACCAGTCCATCGGTAAGAGACGCATGGAGAAGATCACTCAGGAGCTTGCCGGAGCTCTCTCACCCGATGGAAATGGCAAGATCGTCTGGCTCGGGAACCTGGTACATCCCAATTACTCCATCTGCCAGTTTCAGGAGCTCATATTAGGCGAAATGCGAGCAGATAATCCAGAATTGGATGTAACATACCAGATCGCTCTGAAGACGCACCAAAAAGCGATTTTGCGCCTCTCTCTTGAAGATATGCATGGTAAGTCCATCTGGGAAGCTCAATACCCCACAGCTACCTTACCGAACCTCAGAGCCAAGTTCGGGCATACAGGATATCAGAGGGAGATGCTTGGACAGCCGGTAATCGAAGGTAACATCTTCAAGAACCACTGGTTCACCAAGTATAGAACCCTGCCTGAGCCATCCCAGATGAAGCGGGTCTGGCTCTATGCTGATCCTGCCTGGGGAGAGAAGGGCTGTTACAAGGCTGTCATCTCCATTGGTTATGATGGTAACCGCTTTTATGTGATCCACACCTGGATACGCCAGACGGAGAACACCAAGTTCTTCAGATACTATTACGATGCCTATCAGGAGTTGGATAGAATCTACAGAGTGAAAGCCAGAGCTGCCTGTGAAACCACCTACGGTCAGGCACGGATACTTGCCGACTTCGACAGGTGGGCTACCGATAATCATCTGCCACCGATATCACATCGCATCAAGCGTATAGATAACAAGGATAACAAGAACCTGCGCATCGAGAGAACTGAGACCATCATCGAAACAGCCAAGATACTCTTTCCGGAGGGTCAGGATACACCCACCCTAATCAGTCAGTTCCTCACTTATCCTGATGGGTATATCGATGGTTGTGATGCTCTGGCTGGCTGTCTGGAGAGGTTCTCCGAATACGACATTGGCAGGAATAGAGTCAAGGTCAGGAGATTCAGTTTCTAATGAATTACTATGATCAGCTAATGTTGGAATACTACCGGGTACTGAACAATGCTTGGAAAACCGAGATCAGAGATGCTACACGACTTGCTATCCAGATGCTGAGTGATATGCCCCGAACTGAGAAGATCAACAAGGACTCAATAGATAAGCTTATGAGCATCATAAATACCCAGTTGGGAGATGACTTCGCAGCACTGGTCAATGAGCCCACCAAAGCGATAATAGACCGCTGTGTGCGGCTTGGACTGAGGGATACCCAAGTGCAAGCCCCATCCAAGACCAGCATCGGGCTCTGGGGCATCGAAGATCAGCACTTATCCTCCACCATTCAGAAGCAGCAGTTGTTTTGGATCGGGAACCACTTTGAAGCCGATGTTCGCCAGAACTTCGCAGACACCCTCTCCAAAGCTATTGAGCAAGGCTATACCAAAGAGATGCTTGCCGATACTCTCAAAGACCAGTTCAATGACATCGCAAACAGATCATCCAACTACTGGCAAGGACTGGCAGAACATACTGCACTGAGAATCCGAGAGTTCGGAAGGCTGCAGGGTTACAAGAAAGCGAAAGCCAGATACTACAAGCTCGTGGTGATCCTGGATGATCGCACCAGTGACATCTGCCGGGCATTGGCTGCCCAGGACAATGTCTATCCCCTAAACGATGCCATCGAAGTAATGGATAATCTCATGGCTCTGGATACCAAATCCAATAGCCTGGATGATGCCCGTGAACACATTAAAGCACTTGCACCATGGATCAAGGACGATCAGATCGAATACGACTCAGAAATGAATCCAATAGGCGTCTCCGGAGCGCATACTCCCTTCCCACCGTTTCATTGGAAGTGTAGGACAACTACTTTTATCCTCTAGTGAGATTTATCAGACTTACAGTAGATCATTGCAGTTAGATGATATGTGATATCTGGGCTATTGCGAATAATCCTGAGGGAGGTAAAATGATTTGACTTTATTACAATAAACATGATCTTTGTCAATGGCAAGTCCCTTGTCAGCATAAAATTCAGATTGTACCGAATCTCCGATTAAGCTGTACAACCAGGAAATTCTGGAACAATCGTCGGCATTAAATTCATCATGAAAATTTAGCAACAGCGTAATTAGTTTCTTGATCTGATATTTTTTTTCGTCGTAATCAATTGCTTGGCCGTCAATTTTCATTTGTTTAATGATATTACTCATTCTTCTGGCGTTCTCACTAATTGATTCCAAATCAGCATCATCCAAAGAAGACACTTCTACAAGAAAATGAATCTCATCTTTATATTGTTTGCATGAAAAGCTCATCTGAATCAAGTCTTCCCAAATCATTTTTATCGGAAAAATCCCATCAGGGTTTTCTAGGTACTTCAAAAAATGTTCTTTAGACTTCTCGTAATAGTTCTCAAAGATTTCTTTGTTTAGGCGCGATATTAACACCCATATTGATGGTACCCTGCGAGCTAGTATTTCAAGAACTGGTAGATGCTTGTAGAAATCCTCTTCTGTTACTATTAACTTTGCTAATTTGTTTACAAACTTCTCAATTTTATGGAAAATCCCTTTACTCACATCAGTTTTATTTACGGGTCCAAATAGCCTTAAATACTCTGAGTCAAGTTCAACAGACGACTTCATTGGACTAACTTTTAACTTTTTCTTGCCAAAGATAGAAGAGACGTAAGGGACATTAATATAGGCTTGGTTATCTTCTTCTGAAACAACTTCTTCTACAAATGAGGAATGTAACAACTCATCTACAGTTGATCTAACGTCGATGGGAGTGTCTGATGTACTCAAATAAATCGCTTCAATTGTTATGACTGGCACAATTGAATACCAGTTGCTTAGTAGCATGTATATTCTTTTAGCTAATGGAGACAAGTTGTCGAATGTTCTTTCAAAAAGAGCCATCAACATCTCATCTTTTGATTCAAGAATTTTTTTAGGTTCTTTTGTGTTTGCTAGATAACATTCACCTAGTAACATTTTAATCACGTATGGATGCCCATTTGAGTTAGAGTAGATTTCATCATATATTGACTTGAGTGGTTTATTGGAAACTGGCATAGATAAGGATATGGCATCCATCAATTGCCATGCTTCATCTTTATTCATGCCCTTAACATGCAGGGGATAATCTGCCTTGAAATCCCTTGTTCGAGTTGTTATAAGGACTTTATTAGGTAACCTTACGAACGTATCTAGCCAAATATAAACCGCTTTTTGATCTACAACTGTCTCGAAATTATCAAATACGAACAACGTAGTACCGATGGGACTATTTGTCAGATGCTCCGAAAAATACTTGATTTCTGAGAACCCTTTCTGTTTTGCTTCCGAAGGGGAGGTAAGATTCACATACTCTTTAGCAAATGCTTCTTTTGTTACAAGATGTGCCTTAACCCACTTAGGTCCAACAGAAAGCAAATCAATATCTCTTGCACTAAACCATATCATGCAAGTAAAAGGATTACTCTCTTCATTCATGATTCTTGATAGGACGTTTATTAAGAGAGTTGTTTTGCCAATACCCCCGGGGCCTGAGAGCGTTATGATAGGATGCCTATCCTTAAGTGTTATCTGCTCGTGCAAATCTGTTTCTAGCTTTTCTCGAGTGATATATATATGTTTATTGGGCGGTATATTAGAAAAACAGTTTTTAGATACACCAAGACTACCCAACCCTTGAGTTTCACTATCTGGAAAACTCTCAATAGGATACAAATACATTGAGTTATCAGCTTGTTTACTAGAATTTGATTCATAGGACAGAATCTCGAATGTCTCTTTTTTAAAGCTTCCATTTGCAATCCAATAATCACTTAAATCAACATTTGAGTAGA